CTGGAAGCCTCGGAGAGATAATTCCGTATGATAAGGAGCTTAACTCCGTGGATATCAGAATATCCAGAGGGACTTCTCCAGATAACTTGAATGAGTTTAATTTTAGAGTAAAAAGAAGGAAAGCTACCTTTGAGAGAATGTATGACATAGAAGGGGTTTTAGATGTAGATGGTTTGATTAGTCCATACAGAAAGAGAGCTCTAACCGGATTAGTTGAAGATAGCTTGGAATCTCTTGCTATTACGGAGTTAGGAATATCAGAAACGGAGATTTCAGCGTCCTTGAATTATGAGAAAACTTTACTTCAGCCTAACTGGAATAACCTTGCTTTTCTTAGGTGGTTGAGGTACAACCTAATTGGTAGAAATGACGAATCCTGCTTTTATTGCTTTATCAAGAATATTCGTGGAATTAAAGTGTTTGTTTTTAAGGATATTAGTGAACTAAGCGCAGCTCCAGTTCAACATAAGTTAGTTGTTGGTTACAAATATTATGAAGATTTCACTCCAGTAGTAGACTACAGAATCTTCGACAACTCGCAACTTATAGCAGACTTTGGAGCTCTGAGTCAATCGTACTCATATTATGATTATGACAGTGGAGAAGTGGTACATCCTTCTATTAGTATACTAGATTACCCTTCTCTATCAGAACTTTTCCTCGTTGATAAGGATAATGTAAATGAGAGTGTAACCAAGAAACTTTACTTAGGTAGGAGTAACTCTTTTACTGCTGATTTTAAGGGAAGGATGAGAAATGACTACTTTGACAGGTTAACAGGTCTGATCCAGATGTGGGTATCGACCTGGGGACTTGAAAATATTTCTCCGGGGGATGTAGTTAAAGTGATATTTTCAGAAGCTCTGGATAGAGCGAAGTTGTTTGTTTACGAGCACTCTGGTTACTGGATGGTCAAGAGAGTAGTTCACATTATTGGATCGTCGTTTATGACGAATTTATTGCTCGTTCGAGCTGGAATAGATACAACACTTTCGAATAGTTTGACTGAAGCTACGAGAGTTAGACGGAGTGACTAGAAGTGCCCAGTGGTAAGTATGATCATTACAGGATTAGAGGACCAAACGAAACCCGGACTTGCGCAGCTCCCGGTTGTAATAACACTTTTGAATGTAGAGTAGATAGCAAAAGAAAGTATTGCTGTTTAACTTGTTCCAATAGAGATAGGAGTGGAGAGAATAACCCTTCTAAGAGACTAGAAGTGAGAAAGAAAATTGGGAAAGCTATGATAGGCAAAACTCTTGGGGAGAAGAATGGTAATTGGAAAGGAGGGCCAGTTGAATTAGTTTGTCAATGGTGTGGAAAGAAATTCTTCACTGGTTAATCTCGAAAAAACATTGCTAAATACTGCTCAGTAAGTTGTAGCGGAAAAGGATATGCAGGCAAAAATGTTAAAGAGAAAAATGGAAACTGGAAGGGAGGAGTGATGAATCTCCCTTACTCCATAGAATTTAGAAGTAGTTTAAAGAATTTTATTAGAACAAGAGATCACAATACTTGCCAACTTTGTAGAAAAACAAAAGTGGAAGAAGGTAAGAATTTAGCAGTACATCATATCAACTATGACAAGGAGGATTCGTTTGAACTTAATCTTATTTCTTTGTGTAGTAGCTGCAATGGAAAAGTAAATAATAATAAAAAAATGTGGGAAGATTATTTTACATTTTGGTTGTTGCACGGAATTATGTTAAGGTAAGAAAAAGTGATCAAGTTTGAAAAAGATGATTTGAGGCTCCCGTGGTTTTATCGTGCTCAAGTTTTGGATAATAATGATCCAAACAAAACAGGAAGAGTTAAGCTAAATGTTTTTACTATTTTTGATGGGATAGATAAAGATGATCTTCCTTGGGCAGTACCTGCTATGCCATTGTTTACAGGCTCCGGATCTGGTCATGGTTATTTTGCTGTTCCAGAAGTAAGTTCGCAAGTATGGTGTTTTTTTGATGCTGGAGACTTTAATCAACCTGTATACTTCGCTGAGGCAATAGATGGGGTTAGAGGGGTTCCTTCTGAAGCACTTACTAACTACCCTTATAGGAAAGTTCAAAAGACGAAAAATGGTGTAGTCATATATATAGATGATCAAGCTAAAGTAGTACGTTTAACCCATCCGACTGGTAAGTACCTGCAAATGGATGGTAGTGGAAATGTAACTGTAGTCGGTGCTCAAGTGACAATAACTGGAGACAGGATAGATTTGAATCCATAATGGCAGCATATCTTCGCAAAAATTTTGCTCGTGGCAGATTAAAAGACTTACTAACAGCCACTGCCACTTCAATGACTTTGGATGCCGGCCATACTCTACCAACAGTTGCCGGATCATTCCAAGTGGTAATTTGGAATATGGAAATATTCCCAAATCCAGCAGATGATCCGGATACTGAGATAGTTACAGCATCATATTCTACGCCAAATGTTTATACTATAACAAGAGCCCAAGAAGATACGCTGGGAGTAGCACATGCAATTGGTTCTGAAGTTGCTCTACATTATACAGCTGGAATGTCAATCCAGGATTTAGACAGAGCAAGTCATACTGGAACGCAGTTATTAGCAACTATTTCAGACCACAATCTTGCGGCACATACGGCATTAGGATTATTTGATCAGAGTTCCGATGTGGATCATGATGCTACTACTAATTTCGTAGCAGACAAACATATAGCACATTCCGGGGTATCAATATCCGCTGGTACCGGTTTGACCGGTGGTGGGGATATATCTGCAAACAGAACACTTGCTCTAAATATAAATGGTCTTGCTGCTGATTCTACCCCAGATGGAGCAGCGGATTATGTTGTAACCTGGGATGCAAATGCTGCTACGCATAAGAAGGTATTGTTGAATAATCTATCTGGCGCGTTATTGACGTATGACGCAGCCTTGAAAGCTTTATTAACTACTGTATAGAAAGGAATTGTTATGTCAACTCAGTATCGTATTCCCGTGGAGGAGACATTTAGTTTTCAGAGGCCAGTCCTTGATAAGGATTTGACAGAAGCTCCACCTGGAGTTAAAGGTGAGCGTTACATTGTAGCGGCTAATGGTGGTGGTTGGTCTGGTGGTGCTGCTAAGGATATTGCTTGGTATGATGGTGCTGCTTGGAAGTTTGATACACCAGAAGAGGGTTGGCTAACATGGGTTGCTGATGAAGATAAATTCTACATTTTTAAGGGAGGGGATTGGGTTGAGGAAGAGGCTGGCCAGGGGGACATGCTTAAGTCCGTATACGATATCGATGATGATGGTATCGTAGACAAGGCAGAAACAGTTGATGATGGTTCATCTGGAAATTCCTCGACCGCTGTAGAAGTTCGAGATGCCTGTGACAAAGCTCACACCCAGGGAACGGATTTGGGTTTGGATACTGGTGGAGCTAATCCAGTAACTGCAGCACAGGCTAAACTTGCATACGATAGTCGTGGTACGTATGATGCTACTCTTGGTGCTATACTTATGACACTTTAGGTTCAAAAGGAGGTAAGATATTTACCTCCAAGCAATTATAGTTTATGAATGGAATTAATTTATGCCGACAACGCACAAAATAGCACTAATTGCGCCGGTTGATGGTTTGACTCCGCTAAGCCTGGTAGCTTCGGATGTTAACAGGAAGCTGGATTCTGTAACTCTTGGTGCAGGATTGGATTATGGTTCTGGTGGTATTCTAAGTTTAATACCATCTGAAATTGACCACAATTCCTTACTAAATGTCCACCAGGATGTAAATACGGATGCAAGTCCAGTATTTGCAGGGGCTACCATAGGTTCTGTTGCAATACCCGGCGTGTTTACAGCAATGACAGGACCAACAGGTTTTGTAGATAGAGTAGCAACTATAAGTTGGGATGATGCTACTTATACATTAACTATTACCGGCAATCACGATATTTATATCAATGGTGTCAAGACTACTAAAACTACAGCTTCTATTCAAATAACAGACGCTACCGGATTATATTACATCTATTATAATGCTGCCGGTACGCTTACTTCCTCTACCGTTCATCCTGGATTTGCCCTGCCTTTAATGGCTACAGTCTATTGGAATACTACCACGGATAAAGGGTTAGTTGGTGAAGAACGTCATGGGATTAAAATGGATACGGACACCCACACACTTCTTCATTATACTGTGGGTACAAGATATGAAAGTGGACTTGCTGGTACTTTTGCTGATACTACTTTCTCGATTGCTGCGGGTGTAATAGACGATGAAGACATAACCCTTAGTATCACACCAGCAAAGACAACTTGTAATGTACTCTATAAAGATGGTGCGGCTGAGTTTAAGTGGCTTGCTGGGCAAACTAAATACTACTATGAGGATGGTGATTCAAACCTAAATTACAATAATGGAAATACTTTAACTCCATTAGCGGCGAATAAATATATGGCAGTATGGATATTTGCCACTAATGATACTACCACTCCAATCGTTTCGTTAATAGGACAGAGGACGGACACCACAATAACGGATGCCAGGAATAATAACAAGTATGAATCTTTAACTCTTGGGACTTTACCTTTCCAGGAGATGAAACTTCTCTATAGAGTGATACTCCAGAATACCGCCACACCTTATGTAGAAACCCAGGATTTAAGAAATATCTCTAATCTACCGGCAGGAACTTATGTGGCTACTGCACATAATGTACTGACAGGTCTTGATTATGATTCTGCTGGGCATACCGGATTTGCTCCCATAGCCAGTCCTACGTTCACCGGAACGGTAACTCTGCCAGCATCCACTTTAATTCCTGATGGTGGAACAATAGGCCAAACTGCTGGCCCCCTACTAACATTTGATGATACAGATAACGAACTTGATATTACTGGTTGCAAACAAATAAATTATGTAAGAACTGGTGTAGGGGCAGCCAATAATGCTTACTTTATATTATCAAGCGAAAATGCCGCACAAATACAATTTGCACAATATATAGACGCAGCATCCGGTGGTTCTTTTGTGTTTAAGAAGTCAAGAGGTACTACCGCTGTTCCAACTATTGTTTCCAATGGTGATAAAGCTGGAGGATTTTTCTTTGAAGCATATGATGGAGCAGTTTTTCGAGAACTTGGATTGATAATGTCTTTAGTTGATGGTGTGCCTTCGGCTGGCGACATGCCAGGAAGTTTACTTTTCTATACAACTCAAACTGGCACGATGACCCGTACTGAAAGAATGAGAATAGATTCTGTTGGTCTCGTAACTATTGCAGGTGCTTTAACTGTTAGTGGGACAACAACTCTTGGTTCTCTCGCAGGTATACTTAAAGGTACAGCGGGTGTTGTATCTGGCGGAGCTGCTCACGCAGACCTTGCGAGTATCGATACTAATCAACACATAGACCATACAACTGTTTCTATAACTGCTGGTACCGGTTTAACCGGTGGTGGAGATATATCTGCAACTAGAACCTTGTCATTATCTCATCTTGGTATACAATCTTTAACAGACCCCGATGCAGATAAGATATTATTTTGGGACGAATCTGAAAATGCAAGCAAGTGGTTAGCAGTAAGTACGGGTTTGCAGATTTCTACAACGAATCTTACTACCAAAGATTCTGAGATAGTTCACGATAGTTTATCAGGATTTGTAGCAAATGAACATATAGATCACAGTACTGTATCAATTAGTCCTGGAACGGGTATGTCCGGTGGTGGTGATTTAACTGCTACTCGAACATTAACTTGTACTATTACACAGTACACGGATGCTCTTGCAAGAACCGCCTGTATTGCTTCTTCTATTTCAGATGGGGATACAACACATTCCCCTGATGGCAACTCTGTATTCGATGCTCTGGCACTTAAAGCTCCTCTCATCAGCCCTTCTTTCACTACACCTACTTTGGGTGCAGCATTAGCAACCTCTATTAGTATAGATGGCCATATTCTTGACGCAAATGAGTGGCATTATTTAGATGGCCAAAACCAAGCAGTAACTACTGCCGCTCGTCCATCATTTGCCGGACAAACGCTAACTGGAACTGGAAATTTGCTTAGTCTTGGGGTTACAGCTAAATCATGGTGGCCTGAAAGTGTAAATTTGCAATTAGGTCTTGCTGGTAGTATTTTATCTGGTTTAAATTCAGCAGGTGTTTCCCTTACAGCTAATGCCTATGAATCATCGGTCGATGGTAATTGGAAATATATAAGTAGTAATTTTGCTACCCAAATTGGTGAATATAATGGTTGTTTAACATATCAAGATGCACCTTCTGGTACAGCAGATAATAATATAACTTGGAGTGCTCGATTCGCGATAAATCAAGGTGGTCTTGTCGGTTTAGGTGGAGTCATTTCAGATACTACTACTATGGCAGGTTCTACATTAACCATAAAAAGTGCCTCGGTAGGTATCGGTGTAATTGACCCACTAGCAAAACTTCACGTATACCAATCTTCTACTACTGGAGCAAAACCAGTATTAACTCTTGACCAGGCGGATGTGAGCGAGGAATTTATCCGGTTTATAGGAACTGCTGCAGATAATGTAATCACTCAGTCAATAGTGGCAGCAGCAGATGTTGGAACAGCAACTGTAGCCGGGTATCTTAGAGTTTATGTCCAGGATGATGGAAACCAAATAACTGACCAAGCGTATTATGTGCCAATTTACACTTTGGCAGCGCCATAAAGGAGAATAAAATGGATGAAAGATACGAAATTGTTGACACAGAAACTTTGAAAAGAGTTCAAGAAGTTAGTGTGCCCAAATCTGAGCTTTTGTCAAAGAAAGCTGGGTATCAAAAGGATTTGGAAACTTGCTACCAAGAAATTAAAAGGCTGCAAGATAAAATTGCAGAGATCGATAGTTTACTTGCATTGTTTGTTGTAGAAGTCCCAGTGTAAAAGTTGAGTGGTATATGTTCGGCAGATTTGGCACATCCTTGTTCGGGGCTACAGAATTCTTACGTAGAATCTTCTACAAAGCCCGAAGAGTAGCCTGTGTTGGAGACAGTGCAACCCACGCCGGCCAGATTACTACATCCGGGCAAGATGGAACAGTATTTGCTGCTGGAGCAGAGATTGCTGTAAATGGAGCTTCTTTCTTGTGTGATGTTCACGGACCTTCTGCTATAACATCAATAATTAAGAAGACGTATATAAATGGGAAGTTGATAGTTACAGAAGGTGCAGTTAGTGGCTGCGGCGCAATAATGAAACCACCAGATAGAAAGGTTTATGCAGGATAGTATATGGCAACAACAAGTAGTATGAAAGTGGTCTGGTCTGAGCTGGACCATCGCCTCATCCAAGATTCTCAAGGTAACATCAAATTAGCTGAGAATGTAGCTGCGGTAATGTCTTCTATAGATAATATCTTGAGAACTCGAAGGGGTGAGAGATGTTATCTTCCTGAGTTTGGATCAAATTTGATGGACGCCGTTTTTGAGCCTCTTGATGATACAATACTAAAATATCTATCAAGAGATCTCAAGACTACCATTGAAAAGTGGGATGACCGGGTGATTGTAGATGATATGCAACTGTACCCGGACCCGGACCAAGGAGCTTTATCCATAACTGTCGTATTTGCTATTAAGGGACAAAGTGGACTTTATTCATATGAAACAAGTATTAAAAGTGAGGAAGAATAATGGTTAAAAATTGGAACAAATACAAGGATAAGAAGTATTATGATCATCTTTGTATTTGTGGCAGGAGGATTAAAGTAAAACCTCATCACAAATATCATGGGATTCCAAAAAGCTGTTCAGGGCATAATCGAAGAGGAAAGTACCAATATCAAAGAGAAACAAGGACTTGCACTAATCCAGGCTGCGCCAATACTTTTGAGTGTAGAGTAGATAGTAGTCAGAAGTATTGTTCCACGGAGTGTGCGAATCGACATGACAAACCAAGAAAACATGGTCGGTGGAATTTTGGATTAACAAAGGAAACAGATAAAAGAGTTGCTAAGCAAGCGAAAAAGCTCAGAGGTCGGAGGAATGGACCTCCTTCTAAGAGAACTAGGAAAAAGATTGGGCGCGCCAACTCTATAACTATGAAGAAAAATTGGCAAGATCCAGAGTATAGAAATAGTAGAAAGTATATCAAACATTCTACAGGCTGGCATCATCCCAAAAGAGCGAAGAAGAGAATAGGTAAGAAAAATTCCAAACATATGAAACGACTCTGGCAAGATCCAAACTATATAGCTATGCAAATGAAAGCAAGAGGAGTTAGGCCAAATAAAACTGAAAAATTCTTGACTAAGTTATTTCAAAAGCTATATCCAAACCAATGGAAGTATGTAGGAGATGGACAATTCATCCTTGCAGGAAAATGTCCAGATTTTGTAAATGTTAATGGGCAAAAGAAAATCATAGAGCTCTTTGGTGAACATGTACACAAACCAGAAGAGGAACAGGAAAGAACTATTTTGTTTTCCAAGTATGGGTATCAAACCCTTGTTATCTGGTTTAAGGAGTTAAAGAACATGGAAAGATTGATAGAAAGAGTTACAAACTTCAGTGAGGTTAAGTAGAAAATGGCAAATCTTCTAAGCTATTGTACGTATGACTTCAGCTCCTTAGTTCTCCAGATCCAAAACAGGCTAAAGAACAAGGAAGCTTGGCTGGACACTTACCGGTCTGGTACTGGTGAAATGTTGATAGAATTCTTAGCCTATGTTCTGAATCTAGGATTATTCTATACAGAGAGAAGAGCTGAAGAATCATATATTCTTACTGCTAAAAATATATCAAGTATACGAAATCTAGTTGCTCTTTTGAATTACCAACCAAAAAGAAAGACTTCTGCTACAGGAAATCTCACTTTCAGTATTCCATCTCCACTAACTAAAATTGTGTATATCCCCAAGTATACACAATGCCAAACTTCGGATGGTTTGGAGTTTATCACTAATGAAAGTGCAGCAATAGAGAAGGGGCAAACCTCGGTTAGTATTAGTTCTATCCAAGGTAAGTTGATTCAAAAAGAGATAACTTCCAATGGATCTACTGATCAGGAATACCTGATTAATGATACAGATGTTGAGAACTCAGCTAGCACTACCAATCCTACACTAAGAGTTGTTATCAGTGGAGAGGAGTGGACAAAAGTTGATTCTTTTATCTATAGTAGTAGTATTGACAAACACTTCCGAGTTATTAATGAGATGGAAGGAACTATTACTATAAGGTTTGGTGATGATGTAAATGGGAAATCCCCAGAAAGTGGTTCAATTATTAATGTTCAATATGTTAAGTCTTCTGGATTAGCTGGGAATGTAGCATACACAGATAAGATAACAGCAATTACCAGCACGATCTATGATGAAGATGGGTCTATAGTATCCGACATTTCGGTAACTAATCTTGGTTCTTTTCTTGGTGGAGATGATGAGGAAGATATAGAAGAAATTAGATATGAAGCTCCTAGAGTTTTCAAGACTGGGGATAGAGCAGTTACTAAAGAAGATTTTACTTCTATACTTGAAAATTACCCTGGGGTAGCCGATGCTAATGTTTGGGGAGAGAATGAGGAGGCAGAGGCTGCTGGAGTACCTGCTGACTACGAAATGCTCAACAAAGTTAAAATGTGCATTATTCTCCAAGAGTGGGAACTTCCAGACGACGATTTCAAAGAGACTTTGTCCAACTACATATATGATAAGTCTATGTTAACAGTTAAGTATGAGTTTGTTACACCAACTTTTTTGCTAGTTATTCCAACTTTGATTGTGAAAGTTACTACTGGTTATTCAATGTCTCAAACTCAGGCAGATATTTCTGGGGTTCTAGAAAACCAGTTTAAGTTAGGGGATACTACCAAGCTGGGCACTATTATAAAGTATAGTGAAGTTATCTCTGCAATACATGATCTTGATGGCGTGGCGTATGTTAGCATGGTGCTAGAGATAAAGAAGGTTCTTAGCAGTGATTACGACTCGATTCACGACTTCGGAGCTACATTGGATGCTACGGATGTAAAGCCAGAAACAGTAAGATTGTTTATTAATGGGACTTATGTTGCTACTGATGAAGATGATGGAGACGGGACAGGAACATTCTCTAGTGCAGGAGGTTATACAATTTCAGGAGATATCAATTATTCTACTGGAGTTCTAACTATAGATATAAGTCCAGCTCCTGCTTCAGCATTTGTTAGATATGTTCAGGATCAGAATAGCAACATAGTTCCCGGATTTAACGAGATAGCAAAGCTTGACAGTATTGATAAAACGATTAGTATGGAGTAACTCTTGGATTCTTACAGATAGTAAGAAGGAAATTTGTTGGTTTTAATTTTCGAGGGGGTATGGACTATGCCAAGAGGGGTGCCTAAAAATCCTGAGAAAACAAGAGCAAAGCGAAGTGCTTCAATGAAGAGTTATTACAAGGAGCATCCCGAGGTACAAGAGGAGAAACGTGCTCGAATGTTAGGGGATAAAAATCCAGCAAAAAAGCCTGAAGTGAAGAAGAAGCTGAGGAAACCCAAATCTGAAGAAGGTAGAAAGAACATGAAAGGACATAGCGGGGTTTATCCCAGAATGGAAGAATATAAAGCGAAGCAAAGCATTGCCACGAAGAAAAAGTGGGAGGATCCAGAATACTATGCCAAAATGTGCAAAGTACTCAAGAAAAGATGGGAAGATCCAGGATATAGACAGCGTATGGTTGAGGTGCACACAGGTCATAGAGAATCAGAGGAATCAGGTAAAAAACGTTCTGAAACTCTAAAAGCCCAGTATGCTAGTGGGCGCGTAGGCGGAATGAAAGGTAAACATCAGACACAAGAAGCCATAGAAAAAATAAGGGAAGGAAACATAGGTAAAGTAGTTACTGAGGGACAGAGAGAAAACTATAGAAGAGCAGCAAGGCTTAGGTGGAAAGATCCAGAGTATATTAAAAATGTAATCCTCGCATCAAATCTTAAACCAAACAAACCAGAAAGGTTCTTGACTGAACTGCTCCAAGAATTCTTCCCAAATGAATGGAAATATGTTGGAGATTTTCAAGTTTGGATTGTAGGGAAGAATCCCGACTTCATCAACATCAACGGACAAAAGAAAATTATTGAATTTTTTGGTAGTTATTGGCATAAGCCAGAAGAAGAGCAACAAAGAACTGACCATTTCGCACGCCATGGTTGGAAA